ATATGCACACCTAGTGCTTCTGTCATTCTTGATCTTCTCAAGGATATCCCATTGCTCTCTAGTGATTGTATGTTCAATCCCACGAAGTTTAGCCTTTGCTTTGTGTCGTTGGTATGAATCAGCCATTTGATTTTCACCTCTCTGTCTCTGATGCAATCATCATAGATTAGGGTGGGTTGTGGTGTCAACAACTTTATGCACATAAAAGAAAACAGTCTATGCTTTCACATAGACTGCTAGATATTAATATAACTTATTTTAAATACAATGCAGTAACATTCGATATTGGAGTGCTATAGGGGCAAATGGCAGATCGTCCTCCCAATCCATTTGTGGATCATCATCTGCTCCTGCAAAATCTTCTTCGGTGTAAGGTGGAACATCATCTGCACTATTCATAGATTCTTCAATAACATCTGCTTCTTCTAGGGCTTTAGCTGTCTTTTCAGAAGGCTTCTTATTCTCACGAAGGTACTGCTCTGCTTCGCATAACTCAATAAAAAGACTTTCGGCCACTTCAATAAAATCTTCAATATTTTTTGTCTTTTCTGCTGCAATAATCACTGTCTGTCCTGTTCGGGCACCAACAGCGTAATTGTCCATGTTGGGATACTTTTCAACCATCTTCTGACGTAATCCATCAATCATGGGCACTAGAAGAATAGCCAATGGCACAACCTCATGTACATCATTTACTAAATGGTTAGCCACCGTAACAGCATTACCAAGACGGATAGCTAGATCACCACCTTCTTGCTTCTGCTTGGCTCCAACAGGAGCATACCACTTGAAGCCACTAACAATTTGTCCATTCTCATCAATGACAGCAGCAATCCGTTCATGGACAGATAGTGATTGTCCTTTATATGCAGGGCCATCTTCAACTCGGATCTCAAAATTCCCTTGCTTCTCGTCCTCAATAATGACTGAATTTTGATTTGTTTTGATAATTGGACCAAAGACCTTAGTTGTATTCCCAGAGCCCTTAGAAGCCTTTTTATTTGAAGAACTTCCAGCATTTTTATTATTGGTGCTATTAGTGTTATGTGATTTAGATTCATCAACAGTGCCTTGCTCCACTTTCAGAGATTTGGTTGTGATGTTCTTGAAGTTCCCGTTGGTTGTATAATCAAAAGAAACAGTCATTCCTTCTTTAAGTGAAACACCATTAATCACAGGGATAGCACTAGAATCAAATAGCCCTAGACCATAATAAACTTTATTTGAAATAATGGAAAACGTATATTTTCCAGATACAATCTTTTTGTTATAAATCTTTTCAATTTTTACAGTGGCATTGGTCACTTTACAATCTCCTTATTTTAATCTACTGTGAAACAAACATAAATAATTGTACCACATGAATCTATGGTATGATATAGGTAACAGCCACCATCCCGTTCTATTGGTGAACTATCCACGTCTATCCCATAACAATCAAAATGTCCTCTCCGTATTTTATTTGTTATGCAGTTTGATATGTATTTAATTTGCTTATCTTCTAATTCTGGAAAAGATGTTTTTACTTTATGTACTATAGTCGGAAAGTAGTTATAATTTTTCATGTTAATTACCTAATATTAATTCAAGAGCCAATTCTTCCGAATTCCCTAAATGCATTAGGATTATTTTCAGTCTTTAGTTTAATTTCATCAAAAATGTCTTTGTATTTATATTCTGCTGACTGCTTATTGATATAATTAGTTAGAATTGCACTCAGTGATTCTAGATATCTTGTATCCATATTAATCTCCCACTATAATAATTAATCTTCTGGATATTCTTTGTCAATCTCGTCAAAATAATCTTGAAGGGACTTTTCACCATTACATGGATTGAAACATTCTCCATAACCTTCCCAATTATCTACACCATACCACTGCATCATTTCTAACTCAATACTAGACTTGAGAAGTTCTTTATATTCTTCGACACTAATCTCTATAGTTTTCATATAATCTCCTTAATCATATCTAAGAGGGAAGATGAATATAACATACTGCTTTCTTCTGATCCGCCCCCCCTTAATTTTAAATTTAATGTTTAGTTACTTATTCTTCTGTCTGTTCTGGTGGAGTATAACGCACAACATCAGTCAATACAAGTTTCTTTAGATAACAAACAGTCCCGAATGAATTGGTATAAGGTTGAAAGTGAACTTCACCGACACAACCATTGCTCAACATATCTTCTGTGATATCTAATTCTTCACCATTAACCAGTTCAAAGATCTTAGGACGAAGTGACATTCCATGCTCCAGAAGCTTCTCCTCTCCAGTGCTCTTATCTTTGAATGTTGCCTTAGCCCCCAAGCGGATGAAGGTTTGCTTGCGCTGCTCGGGGAAAGGTGGAGCAATCTTGAAACGTTGTTCAAAAGCATCACTCTTAGCTGAACCTGTAGAAATCTTATATTTACTCTCTTCTACAAAATCAAAATCATCTTCACTGATAATGCACATCACATTGTACTCAAGAACCTCTGATTCAAACTTCTTAACAGGACGACGAAGGTTGATAAAAGCAAAAGTTGCATCTTCAATAACTTTGATTTCATTACCACGTTGGTCTTTATATGAACGAATAGTCATAATTTTTGTTACTCCTTAATGTTGTTTATAAAATTGTTTGTGTTGGTATTTACAATCAAGCATGAACCCTAGACTTTAGATGTTAATATTGATTTATGCTTGTGTTTTGATTATATCATTGTTTTCGGAATGGTTCAAGTAGTTTCTTTGCTGTTTTGCTGTAAAGTATAGGATAACTTTTCACCATGAAGGTCATGAAAACCGTAAGAAACTTCTGCCTGTTTTCTTGCTGCTTGTGCCTCCTCAATGGTATCAAAATAACCCAAATGTATCTTCTTTCTATTGATAGTTATCTGAGCATGCCACTTCTGCCCTGCTTTATACCACATCACTCCATTAACCCCAGATGTATTGTTTAAGCATTTACCAACATTCTTTTTATTCTCACTCCTAGATACACACCTTAAATTACTCCATGCATTGTTTGATCTATTACCATCGATATGATCAACCTCTTCGTCCGGCCATGATCCTGTCATGTAGAAGTGGGCAAGTCTGTGTGCCCTATAACGATATAAGTTTAAAGAGATCATTATGTAACCCTGATCATTTTTACTCCCCGCTATTGATCCTTTTGCCAACCCTCTTTTGTTTATTTTCCATACAAAATCCCCAGTACTAGAGTTGTATTCAAGGTTTTGTCTTAAGAATTCCAATGTTAAATTAGAATCTTTCTCTCCCTTTAATTTTTTATTACTCATTATTATTCCTTATCCAATAATTTAATGGCAACTTGCCCAATCCGTGCCCAACATATAACCAGCAGTCAGATCCACATTTAGATTATAGTATTTGCCAGCCTCCAGTACAGATTGTACAGCTAATTCACCTGCTAACGTGTAACCAACATAAAAACACTTAGTGGTGTGGCCGATGTCACTAAAAATCTTACCTGTACTAATCTCCTGCTCTTTCTTCCATTTTACTGCTATCTCTTTTACTTCCCTCATATGCTCCTTATCTTGTTCTTTATCTCCTATCAAAGCAATAGGAAAAGTTTTAAATTTAACAAGAGATTTTGATACTTCAAGTTGCGATTCATCGTGATACGCAATTAATTGTTGACAGAAGTGCTTACTTCTCCAATCTTCCTTAAAGAAATCAACAAGCAATCCTGCATCTTTTAATTTTCTATCGTGAATAACCATAGCTCTTTTTGCACAGATAACCCCAGCAGATTGAAAGAGACTGTTCAGTATTGCATGAGCAGATCTTGTAGGGATTTTTCTCTTGTCAATACCTATAATAAATTTCTTACCTCCCGTTGTCTCCCAGTATTTAGCCAACCTTAACTTCAACTCCGCAAGTGGAAATGCCGCTTGCCAGAAGGCATTATAGATTAAACCCCCTGTTTCGAGATCACAACCTATAGTTTTTGCTACTTTAGCTTCTTGTGCTCCATATGTACACCCATACTTTACACTTTTAGCTGGCCCACGTTGAAATTCTCTATTAAGAATACCTGAAATCCTTGCCGCCATTTTAGTATGTACATCATTAGGCTTTTCCATTGTCAAAGATTTACAATACTCTTTAGAGTCATCATCATATTTCCAACAATAATGGGCTTCTTCCCTAGCTTCTAGAGAATCAAAATCATACCCTATCTGGATGAAATCACTATCTACTCCAAACAGCCCACGCATTTCAGGCCCAAAAATAGATGTTACTCTTGGAATATTTGCCACTAGCCTGTGTTTGAAACGACTAGTCGCAGCCCCGCAAGGATCTGCCGGTGTTGGGATACGTCCATCATCCCTTAAAGCAGATAGATACCCTTTCTCTGGTTCTTCGTCATCAAAATCTAGGCCACCACCCAGGATACTATTTCTCCTGTGTTTGTATGTGTGGTATTCAACAACATCACGCGCATATGGGAATTTCTCCGCTAGCGCCAATAAATGAGGGCACAATTCTTTTTCTTGGCCTACAGTGAAGTTAGGATTAGTTAGAACCTTAATTGCTCTACCTTCTTTATAGCTCAATAATTTACTTTTTAATTTGTGCGGTGTTGTATTTAAATGTTCACATCTATCACTACAAAAAGCACTATTTAATGTTTGCTCTACATAACGATCGATGGCAGCTTTAAGTTTATCTGGGCTAAGTTTTTCTTTCTTTGTGTTAATGGATAAATCTTTTTCTTTATACTCACTAGGCTGCCACCCAAACTCCCGAATTAACCAATCTTTTATATGTGTTGTATCATCAATTGTTGCTTTTTGTGACGTAATCAGCGGGGTTTGAGGTAGTGGCAATTTATAGGTAGTATTATTAAAAATAAACACATACTCCCCACCATCATTGCACTCAATAACTGCACCAATCTTCTCTGCAAATTTAATAAGATACGAGCTAGGCTCTCCGGTTTTCAAAAATTGTCTTGCTGGTGGGGTGTACTCCCCCATAAACTTCTTAGTTGCTTGCTTAGGGGGTAGAACGGGTTCTACTTTAACCCTACGTTCTTCCATGAGAGTATCCAATTGCTTGATATTCTTCTCTGCTAACTCCTTGTTAAATTTAAATCCACGGTGTTCTTGTCTTGTAATAATCTCTGCAACACATTTTTCTAACTTTATTGCATCACCCCAAGGCCAGTTACCTTTCTCCTCCATCAGATAGTTGTAGACTTTAGTATTTACCTGTACATCCCGTATACAATAATATAACATATCCGCCGCAAACTTAACAAACCTATCATTATCTTTGCAATATGGCCGAAAATTAATTTTTCTTAGGCCGACCTTCTCAGATAATTTGTCAAGACTATGACCACCGAAACGATCCGGATTTAAACATTTAGATAATACTAAAGTATCCACTATTTCTATAGATTTATGACACCAAGTATCAGGTTCTACTGTATAATCCATATCAAAATACAGTTTACAAGCTAACCAGTCAAAATTGATCCCATTGTGTGCAATAACTTTTTCAACCTTCCCTTGTTCTACGAAAGATTTAAACTCATCAAGTTGATGATGCACATATTCAATTGGTTTATAGTTCTCCAGTATATAGACATAACCCAAATCTTCGTCTAGTTCTTTATAAGATCTACCATCAAATAAATATGTAGGACCATCGTAGAAAGCATGGATAATGCCCGTTCCATGTTCTTCTATTACAATACAATGCATTTTAAACGAATTTTTTAATTTATAAGGTGAGGACATGTAATCTATAGTCTCATTATTTAGAAGATTATTTGATTCTATATCCCACGTCCACGCTTCCATATCTCATCTCCTTGTATATGTTATATCATAATCAATACTAGCGGTATTATTAATTAAAATCAATATTTATTTATATCCTATATTTAATAATTTTAATTTATTCATATTGTCTTCTCTCCACTCTCTTGCTAGTCTTAAGGCTTCTATTTCGCCATATTTATTTATCGAGAAATGTTTCTTATGTGTCTTACCACCTTCATCATTATAGAAGGCGGCATAATAATAACTTATCTTACCACGTAACTTATCTTCTTTCCTATCTAAAGAAATACCTGTATATCCTGACGTATTAGCAATACTTAGTCCAACACCTACATGTTCCTTTCTTCGGCGTGTGTTTTCTATTTGTGCACATATTTCAAGGTTATCTATACTGTTATTGAATGTGTTACAATCTATATGGTTTATCACATGTTTTTCGGGTATTGCATTATCATTGTATAAACTCCAAACTATACGATGCACAGCATAATTTTTACCTTTAAGTTTAACCCTATAATAGCTAAAAGATCCATCTTTAGTTCTTTTCTTGAATCCTGCAACATCTCCTTGATATCTTTTACATTCCTCTTTAATAGCATTATTAAATACCTTCCATCTCAATCCTGTAGGACTAGTAGGATCTAGATAAAATGTATTTTTCCATAAATTGAGTTCAGAATTGCTCAAAATTATTTTCCTCCTCACAAAGTATTACTTCCCAATTCTTGTCATCAATTGTAAATACATCGGCTACACCTAAGTAAGACCACGGCCTATTTTTTAATACAGTGAGACGTACTCTCCCCCGTGAACGATCTATTTGCACCTCGGGTTCTAGACCTATGATAATAAAACTTAGCTGCTCAAGCGCTGCCGATCCGCGCATCATTTCCTTCGTAACTTGTACCCAATAAGGTTTAGGTTCTTCATCATCTTTCAATTTTGGAGGTTTAAATTGTTCTGCTGCACTACGGTTAATATGACTAACAGCAATAATACAAACATCATTAGCTGCGCAAAATGCTGCCAATTCAGTCATAACCATATCAAGTTCTTTCCGTTCGTCTTTGACTGCACTGCCTGAGATAACAAGACTCAAGTGGTCTAGGATAATATACTTGCAACCCTCTACTAAGTGCATGTGCTTGATCTTAGCCATAAGTTCACTGATAGGCAAACTCCCGAAATGACCTAACATCACTAATTGATCATTATCTACAATTTCCCTATATGCTTTCTCAATCTGCTCTCTGTTGGCAACAGCAAGAGGATTATTTTTAAATTCAAGATAATTAACTTTTAGTTTTGATGCAATAAGGCGTTGGATAGTTTCTTTGTTTGTCTCCTCTAAATAAATCATACCTAATTTTTCATCATGTTCCATGAAGGCAGATGCAAAAATAGAGCATACAGTACTTTTACCAACACCACTAGGACTTGTCAATAATACCAATTCTCGTGTGCGAAAGCCATGCAATTTTTCCATTAGTTTTGGGAAACTATCTACATAAATACCTTCTGGTCTGGACTCTAGCAGATATTCAAAATCAATATCTGCTGCCTTAACAATCTTTTCAGATGAATACGGTCTACGCCCGAATTGTACTAATTTAGCCAATTCTTCTGACTTGCCCGCTTGCATATAATCTGATGCATCTTTAAAACCATCATCTTGTGAGACAGTCAGTATAGAAATTCCGCTCCCTACCAAGGCATTAGCTACAGCTTCACGCGCCTCGTGGCCTTTTACAATCTTCTTTTGCAATTCTGCTGGGGTGCAATGATCATCATCGAAGAAGATAGTAATAGAGTCATGGCTTTTTATGTATGTTTCATTATGTAGAATTGATTCTACTGCATTAGCAGTTCCCATCGGAATAGAAACAACAAGAGGCTCAATCCCTTCATACTTTGTACCTTTAACATTATCTACTAATGCTTGAAAAACTGATAAACAGTCCCATTGACCTTCAGTTATAACTAAGTTATTACGTTTACGGTTCTGTGCCTCAGATACATTCTGCCCAAACATTTTATTACTTATGCCTACGCTACCAATACAAGACCAGTGCCCCTTTTCCTCTTTGTTTTTAGTTAGATCTTGTTTTGTATAACCAACAACTTTTCCTTTTTGATTGTAAGATGGAAAGTATATTGCAGTAGGTGTATGACCATCAGTTTCAGAAACTGCTACTTTAACACCGAACCGTTGTAGTGTTTCTTTTCGTATGTTCCTTTCTGGAACATCCTTATATGAAAACTTGCTGACTTCTTCTAATGTTTCCTTTGAATATTGTTCCATGTTTGAATCACCTTTCCCTTTTTTAAAATAACCCATTTATTATTGTCCTATTATATTCTTTATTCTTCAGTATTAAATTTCAGTACAAATGGCTCAAGATTGTCATGCATTGTGCGGATTTGCTCTTTCAGTCTGTTGATTGTTTCTTCTACCCTACTTTCATCCATCACAATCATCAGATTACTAATTTCTTCCTTTGTTTGCAAATACATCTTTGCAAGTTGATATGGGGTGTACATATCCACAAATTCTTCAATTTTCTCATTAAGTTCAAAATTATTCATATCTTATCTCCTTTATAGATTATCACAACAATTAAATTTCTAGATTTGATTCTTGTTTATTGATTGTTGGATGAATATGATCTTTTAGGTCGGCCCAATTTGCTGTTTGTATTTTACCTGCATTCTTTTGAATATCAATAAAAGGAATGATAAACCATGCTGTTATTAAGATCAATGCAGCAAACAATAAGATAACAAGCGCAGCAATGGGGTACATAAGAAACAATGCTATCTTTTCTTTCAGATTATAGAACTCAATTTTATTATTTCTCATTATGTTCCTCGATAAGTCTATCTAATTGTTTAACAGATTTATTCTTATTATCATATCCAATAAAATAATAGAAGTCCTGCGCCGAATTAAAATCTTTATAAACTATTTCGCATTTAGTGGGTTCTGTGATGTAATTATTTATTCTTAACCATGATTCCTTATCTTCTTCTCTAACACGAGATAGTGGGCACTTTAAGCCTTGCATATAATACTTGTCATACCATCTATTTAAGATCTTTTCTACAAGTGCATCAATAGATGTTATTTGCCTGTACCAACTATCTTTTAAGTTTATTCTATAGATCGTCATTATGTTTTCTTTTATAGAACTGCACTCATATATGTTTCTATCTGTCATACAGTATCTACCTTAATAAGGTCATCATCGTCGCCTCTGTATTCATTATATCCACCATTGTCCCACTGTACAGCAATCCAACCAGCAATACTCACAACAACTCCAGTACAATCCAGTGGATTAAAGTGACCAAGTGGCCATTTCGTATCAGGTGACAACTTCACCACGCTACCAAATTCAATGTCTTTGTTCATATATTGTCTCCTTATAAAGTTATTAGTTACCTTCCAAACGGATTATATCCATCTCCGTCATAGAACTCAACTTCCATACAATTCAAGATATCTGCATTCCGCTTATAGTTATTATACTCCTCAATGATCCGATCTTCAATCAGTTCTTTAGTTTCTTTTGGAATAAGATCATCACAAATAATAACTCCTTCACGAAAGACTTCGTAAGAATCAATCTCTGTGTACCCATAATAATCCCAATCACTGCTCACACAAGATGCATCTGGAAGTTTCTCAACCACAACAGCCTCAATAGAATAACAATCTAGTTCAAAGTCAATCTCAGTCTTATATTCAGTTTTGTTATTAATCAATTCTATCTCCTTCGTTTAAGTAATTATTTAGATTTTATCCCAGTGTGTTTCAAGCATACCACTTGTAATCATAACACGTTCATATCTATTGCCAATCAGATAATAAAGACATAACTCACCATCTGTTGTCACAGAATTAATATAATCAGAGACCATAGTAATATCTTCTTCCTTACATTTGGCTTGGTTCCCTTTCTCACTTAAAACATATGCAACAGCATCAAGAAAAATCATTGGCTATCTCCTTTTAGTTCAACAATTCGTTCATAGATATTTTCAATACGAGTTCTTGTTGTATTAACTTCTTCTAGAATTTCTGTTAAATAGTCATATGCAACATCCAACAGTTTGTTCAGTTTGTCAATAGAATTAATCTTTGATAGATCTTCAAAATCTTCAATCATATTATTTCTCCTTTATAGTTTATTTAAATTTATTTTGTTTAATAAGATTTATCATGAAAACTAATGATATCATGTTCTGCCAGCAACTTTAAGTCAAACTCTTCGTAAGAATTATAAACAGCAAAATACCAAGCATCCGAATAACTATGATTATTATTCAAAACCAACCCATTATCAAGTTCAATCATCTCATCATCGAGAAGATTTTGATAGCGAGGGATGACTTTGGTTATGTCTTTAGAGTGTAAAAGGTTAGCCACATCTTCCCTTGTCCACCCATCATCAGTATAAAATCTGTAAACAAGGCTTGCTTCTCTGATAATCATTTGCTTCTCCTTATAACTAATCATTAACAATCTTCTTTAAAGATCAACTTAGATGCTCTCAGGAAGCAATCTTCTTCCCATGGATCTAACTCTACCATGCCTCTCATATCCCTTGCAAGATAAAAGAGTGAAGATAACTCTACATTTTTGATTGCTTTCTTTATTGTTCGTACGGTTACTGATTTTATTTCTTCATTATGACATAGTGTTGGTGTAGTGTCAACTGCTTCATCATCTTCTTCGACTATGCTCTTGATTCTGTTGAAGATGTAGGAACGAGATTGGGTGAAGTACATCCAAAAAGATTCATGTTTAATGTTCATTTGAACTCCTTTGTTTTGTGTTTGTTGTGCATAACAATTGTTGTTTAGATATGATAATCATAACATACTGCTTTGTGCTGTCAACACACGAAGTGCAAATAAATAATAGAAGATTTCATAAATTTTAGATAAAAGAAAACCCAACAAGACTTCTCCTGTTGGGCTGATGTGTAAATATAGATATTATAAATGTTTGTTAAATTATAATTTATCTGTCAAAAGATTACCCTTGCTGAAGATTTGTTATTGAATAATAATGTGAGCTGCGATAGCAACATCGAAGATGATTACCATGACAACTATATTGGATGGGTTAAGTGGTAGAGAAAAGGGCCGCATGGCCCTAATCTTAGAAATTACGTGACAACTCAAACCAAATACCTGCTATGCGCTTCAAGGTTACTATCTGGCTTGATGACGTGGCATTTATTGACGCATCACCCTTTAGCCGTATTAGCGATGCGTTATGAGTTATCACGGTCCCATTGAATAGCCTTACTCTTATAACCTGACCATTCATTCCGTCCGTGAAGTTTGTGATTGTGTACGCGCTTGCCATTGAAAAGTTCGGCCCGTACAACACAGACGGTGTTGTTGATGTTATTTGTAGCTCGTTTTGAAACTCGTCTTCAAGCCCAACAACATCAATCACCCTATCAAACGGTACTCTTCCGTTATTTGTGTAAAACTTTGCGTACGGGCTAGGCGTAACTCCGTGAATTGTTGAAACGGAGATGGCAGATGATATCAACGTCGATGTTGTATCATCGTACACATGGATATAATGATTCATGTCAGTACCGTTTATCATCTCTCCTGAAACTGAAATGGCGTCAAGGGTTTTAGTTCCAAATCCAGTAAAAGAAAGAGCGCAGTTGCCTGATCCATTATGATTGTTTCCACGGATAACAATGTCAAAGCTGTTTGTTGATGCCGCGACACCAATTCTAGCCTTTGTATAAATTGCATTCGCCGGAACGCTTGAGACCCAATCTGATTCAACTTGAATGTTTGCCTTGCTTCCACCCTCATAGAAGTTATTGTTTGCAACTACAGCCCTCTTTACCTGGCCTAGATATATGCAATATGTCCAATCTCCAGATATATCGTTACCAAGTATTTCAAGATACTCTATATCTTTATATGCTTGTATTGCGCAGTCATCGCTTACATGAGTTTGAGTCTGGAATGAGTAAATCTTATTGTTTGCAACCTTTATCTTTGAACATCCCCACGCAACATTAACGCCAGACGATCCGGCATTCAGAAGCATGTTTCCAATAACATTTATTCTCTGGCATGCAGGAGATAGATTGATGTTTCGATGAGATGCGCCATCTGACAGGTTGTTGTATATGTTCCCATACACAAGACCAGTTACGTGTATGTGATGTGTGCCATTGTATATCTTGTTGTTATATACATTGATTCTTGTTGTTGTTATTGATCCAGGATACACTGGAACTCCACCAACATCAATCCCGCCGTATATTGATGTAGTTTCAGCAGTTATCAGAATTCCATCTATAGTGTCAGATCCGGCCCCGTCATCAGGATCAACTCCGCATGTTAGGGTATTGTTATAAATATCGATATTGTCGCAATTTGTTGTGATTCTTACGCATGCCGAATTTGCAACATCTGAGTTGTATATGTTGTTGTTGTGAACATTGCAATATGACGCCCCGTTTAAAAGGACACCGTGCCTTGATAGGCTATTAAGGTCAAGGTCGCAATAGGAAATATCAACCGAGAAATTAGTGCCTCCACCAAATATAGGTCCAGCAGTATATATCAACTGGTCATTTGATGTGTTTGATCTAATTTTGAATCCTTTGAACTCTGTGATTCCTGAAGGCAAAGACAATGATGATACGCTGTATCTAACCGAGTCGTCAGGAATCAAATTCTTACCTACGCTGGCAGCGTAAGTAATACCTCTTACTATTGCAGTAGTGTCGTTTGTTGGCGTTGGATTTGGCGTTCCACCAGCCAAATCAGCATCACCAACCGCTCCAAATTGAGATGGCCTGAGTTCTCCATCCGCAGATCGGAAATAGAAAAGTGTATAGTCTGGGGTTTCTCCAGTTACATTACCAACGACAAGTGGAGACCAAACTCTGTTATCATAGAAAAACCACTGGTCAAGAGATGTTGTTGTTACTCCAGATTCCCAAATCATCCCATCAGAGAAGTTGATCCCATATGCAGTTGCAATTTGAGATAGCGATAATGAAGCCCCATCTTCCGCTGCGAGATCAACACGAAGCGCAACATCTGTCCGATCAACCCATGCACCAACACCAACACCACCAGTGCCAGCAGGAGTGCTTGCAGGGGGTACAACTTTAGGGAATGCGCCTGTCCATTCATAGCCTTTACCTTCATACATATAAAGGACAATTTGGTTCAGTGCTGTTGCTGTACACCCAATTTCAAAAGTACCGATAACATCATAACCAGCTTCCGCATATGAACGGACAGCTAACTCGTAAGTCAGTTGTTGATCTCTTGACCATGGTTTCCAGTTAGAGTCTCCTATAGGTGTTACACCCATTGCAATTGGAGTTGAGACTGTAGCAGTCGGGGCAAACCACCAAGTGCCGTCTGTGAATTTTCGCAGTTGGTTGAAAGTAGTCTCATTTGCACCATTGTTCCAATCTAATGGAGATATGAAGTTTAAATTATCTACAAGCATTTTTCGCACAGATGGGATTGGCCCATCTTCTGCATCGATAGTTGTTACTCCATCACCATTCACAATATCATGTAGTTGATTTCCTGAATATTTGATTAATGCTTCTGCTTGTGGTAATGTTATGGCAGGATAAGTGGGGAACGGCATTAATTCTCCTTTGTCAGAATTATTTGTTAACTATTAATGCTTCCTAAAAAGAAAAGCACTGTAATAAAAGCAAAGATTATTCCACGTTTATAATTTTGTTTTTGGATTAAAATCTGAATTACCCCGATAAGACTATCTATGTAGTATTTATCAGAATAATATAAGAAATATTGAATATAGTCTGATTGGTATGTGAAGAAGATTTGATAATTGCTTATATTACAAAATAACCATAAAGAGGTATACAATATCTGTTGTTTCTTTGTTTCCATGCACAATAAACAAACAATTAAAACAATAACATCTGTGATGTTTATCAGCACCAATAACAAATCTAAGTCTAATATTGATAACTGAATAAATTTTATAACACATAGATTGTAAGCAACAAATGCATTTAGAATTAGTACAAACCTATCTTGAGATAAAAAGAAAATAATAAAGAAAAGAAGCCAATATATTTCTATAGATAGCATATAATATCCACCTCGAAGTTATATTGACTTATCTTCTTCAATCATGTTTTGTTTTAAGAATTTGTGTTATAAAGTCCTTTAGGTCCACAATCTTTGATTCAAAGCGATCTTCCATATCCCTTGTCATTTCTTTTAATAATTGAGATAATTGCTTGTCTGTCACGGCTGTAGATTCCAATTTAATTATACGCTCTCTAATATCAGCAGCTTCTTTCTGAAGTTCTTTTTCTAATCTAGCCTTTTCTTTCTCTAATTCCTCAATAGCCCTATCTTGTTTCTGCTGCTTCTGCCAGAATACATTCCATAAAAAAGATAATATTGGAACGGAAGTATAAAATAAAACTTTAAGAACAGAAATAGCTGGAGCTAAAAATGCTAATTCATTCATTATATAAGTAGCCTCATTTAAATAAGTTATTGTTTGTTTTTAAAGAGGCCATATAACCTAACTGCCATGACCATTAATTTTCTTGTTCTATCTGACACAGAACATTCTTGCAGTGCTTTATCAAAATATTTTAAAGCTATTTTCCAATGAGCATTTCTGTATAATAAATAATCATGAAGAAAAGCAGCAGGAAGGTATTTCCCAACGGGAGGATAAATAGACCATAATATTCTTAGGTTGCTGGCCCCGTCAGATATAAAGCCAGCAGGAATTGCAACATTTAGGATTGTCAAAGGCTTTCTTAATTCATATGTGACTTCTACATCATCTTCTGAAAAGATTATATCAACATTTAATCTTTTCATTTTCATCACCACACAATTGTCATTTGAATATTCATGTTCACCACACAATTAAATCGAGTTCTTCTTTCGAAGTAGCCGCGTCGATTAACTCTTCAAGTGCTTGACGTTTACCGAATGCTTCACCTGATAATGATGCATATAGATTGGCTTTATCTATGACTTTTTGAGATAAAATGCCAACATCTATATTGTTCCTACCTTTAGCAATTGATTTAAGCAGTTTAGGATCGTATGTGGTGTCAGCTAAGAATCTCTCCGCTTCTTGAACTTGTCTATCCCAACTTAATTGTTCTGAGACTGGATATGTGTTTCTGATGGATGCTAGTAGATTCTCACAAGAAGAATTGATTGATTTTAACTTTTCTTCTTTTAATTGTGAAAGTGGTTTTTCAGGCATTATATCATCTACCCAACAAGGTTTTCCTTTATTATCGCTACCACGTTTTTTACCCTGCGGAGTGAGAGATAGAGAATATTCCTGAAATTCTTGTTCTGATACGATAACTACATCATTAGGGAAGTTTCCAGATGTAATATAATTTATCTTCATGTTTGCAGGGTAGAACATATTTTTTGATTTACTAAAATAATAATCCATACAAATCCTTAATAATCATCAATAGCCAAGAGACATCCATCTTATTTGTCCGTTTGCATCGGATCTTGCTTCCCATGCAGATGTCCATGAAAAAGAAGTTAAATTAAAAGATGTTACGAATAAACCTTCTGATGATGGAGTACCTGATATAGTTCCTGATGTGGATCCGATTATTACCTGCAAACATGATGAAGGAAATGCTATCGGAAATGATTGAGATCCTGTCGCATTATTACCTAGAGGCCCAGTATTGAAAGACCCCCACTGTAGTATCAAACCACCAGACAGATTTTGATATCCATTTGTTGTTAATGAATTAGCAAAATCTGTTAGTGGGGCTTTAGAATCTTCATGCCATTGTAACCACTCACCATAATTATTTAGCAGGTAATTAATTTCATCTGCTGCTGGCTTTTGACCCTTGTCCCAACCTATGTCACTTAGTTCAACCAATGGTAATGTTTTATTTGCTCCATCTAACCCTGGTAAAGTTACATCTTGCTCTGCCCATATTAGAATTGGATTGACTGGTTCTGCCATTTATCCCTCCTCTTGTTAATTATATTTATTTGCTCATTAATCTATTAAGGTGTTTCATAAATTCTCTTGAATAGACCACCTGCTCCTGCATAATTTCTATCATCAGCAGAAGAAAAACCTGACGCACTAGGATCACCATCAAATCCAAATCCACCTATTGTAGCATTGTTCTCAAGGATTTTAACTCTAGTTACAACAGGTAATATCTCTAGAATATCATCTACAATGTCTGCAACATCAAAACAAGGTGTTGTTACATACAAATCTACAGTTTTATTAGGACCAACATATGCACTAGTTCCAGTCAATAGTGTTCCTGTAAACCTAGAAATTAAGTCAATAATATCAGGTCTTGTACCTTGTGATTTTCTTTTGTATGCTCTGATACGGAGAAGTATTCTATACTCTTCATCTGTTGAGCCAGCACGAGGAACACCTAACTCTTCACCAATATTATCTAATTGTTGTCCATATGATGCTTCAATCAGCCTAAATTTAGCAACATCAACGATAACATCATGAAGTCTTTGTTTCATCTCAGAAATTACATACATCAATTTAATAAAGTTCTCCGAACCGGAGAACTGATACGGTAATAATTCTAAAGTTGAATTATAGACACTGTTTTCATCTACCCTATACTGAATATGATCAACATCTTGAGCCATAAAATCCTCTCTTAGAAAGTTTGTTCATAAATGATATCAGTAGACAGAATAGAAACAACTTCATCAAATGCTGGTGTAATGTTTGCTGTAGTATATGAACCATCACCGTCAGTTGTTAACTTGGTGTAAACAGTTAAACTTGACAGTCTTGTGAAACCAATAGCGGAAAATACCGCAGATTGCAATTGGGCGTTATAGACAGTACCAGCAATCGTAAATGAAGAAACTAGATTAACAATATTAGTAGAGATTGCTGTTTGTTCAGCAGCGGACAAAGGTTGACCATTCACAGTAATATATGTAACTTTCACGTTATAAGGAACTTCATCACCGAATGTAAACTTAATATTCTCAGTTGAACCATCTTCTGTTGAAATAACATAAGTAGTTGTGCCATCAGTTAGTGTATTGATTGGTTTAGTTTCATAAATTGCAGTAGCTATCTCAGAAGTTTCACCTCCAACAACTACAACATTAAACGAGAATGCACCAGTTTCGGCAGTAGGAGTGTCTGTTGGGTTGTCATAAATTTTAACTTTTTCAACGTTAGCTAAATCAGAAACACGTTTGAAGATAGCAGATCTGGTTGCTGCTGTTGCTTCATCAAGTACACTATTAAATCTATCACGGTACTCAGCATCAGTTTCCACTTCTGAGCCAGCAAAGAATTCAGTTAGGTTTGTAACGCCAACATAACCAAAGGTCAGTGTAGGTGTAACATTGACAATATCACCCACTAAAACTTCATTATATCCTGTTTCAACAGCAGTCACATTAATATCTGAGTGTTTAGTACCGATACTCTTGTCACTATAAATTTGTGTTGGAGCATTCAATCCTACAGCATTAACAAGATCAGTTGATAAGTATCCAATATATAATGTATTTGTATCAATAAAGATATTTGCACTATCAGAGGCATCAGTGTGAGCTATGAAGAATGTAGCAATATCGGCCATCAGTGTTGGTGATGATGTTGTGAATGCTTGTGAATACAAATTACCATCATTTACATCTGTCACGTAGAAAGTAACAGTGGCACCGGCTGCTTGAATAGCTGTTTTAGTGACGGTATATGCACTAACTCTTTGATTTAGCAATTGAGAAGATGATGGTTTATATTGCTTCCCAGAAAATGTTTGGAAAACATAAGACGTATCAACGATTGTTGCCCATGGTGCATTTCCATCAGAGATAACAGTTGCATAACCTGTCCCAGCAGATGCATCTTTTCTAAACACACCTCTACGACCTAGAATTTCATCCAAATAAATGCCTTCTGCACCATTGATTGTTTGAGATGAATAAACAGCAGCCAACATATTCCATGCTTGAATGTCTTGATATGCCGCAATACCAAATATTTTGTTGAAAACACTATTATCACTGAACTACCAAATGTATTTTTAGCAAGAGTGGTATATTCTTGTAACCACTCTGTTAGATTAGGAGTTTCTAATCCATATGCAGTTAAACCCCAAGCCAAATATCCTCCTCAGATCTATAGAAGATTTTATAAATTGTTATAACCATGTATTGATCCAAGTTGAAGAACCAGTTTCAGGTAGGTCATTGTTGTTATAGGAGTACAGAGAATTACCATAAGTAATGTAATTATATTGTGCCCACATGTTGTACCAAGTACTATACTGATCGTAAGGTAGGCCATCAATATTAACAAACTCAAAGAGGGTGTTTGAAATGTCAATGTTTGCTGAACAGTCAACAGATGCGGGTGCAGAAGGCGGTAATGTGTAAATCCACTGATCGACAGGTTTATTGTTGATATCAATATTAACTGGGCCATCTTCTGTATAGACACTAACACTCAGGTTATATGTTCTGTCATATGGAGAATAATCAGATACAAAATTAGTGATTGGATCTGTTCCAACTTCTTCAGCAATCTCAGATCTCATGATTGCATCTACGGTTGATTTATTCTTAGCTACACCGATAATCTCTTGCATATAAGGTACACCGAATAATTCATTCAAGAACCACTCACCTTGATACATCAAAAGTCTTATGGATAATCTCTGTCTTAATTCTTCATGGAGAGTGGATGTAAAATCCAAATCTCCTTTATCATTTATATATAAATCGTTATTTGAATCTAATAGTAAATCGAACATCCAATCCTCTTAGTTAACAAGGAACTTATATTGGAGTTCCAGTATTCCCACCTTGTGGGTCTGAGTGTACATGATTCTTTAGACTAATCCCGGTATCTGTGATGAAGTCACCACCAGAAGTAATCTGTGCACCGCTTGCAAAAGTCATTGAACCTGAAGGTGATAGTGTCATTCCGTTGGCAGTTAATGTGCCATCAGGCATAATAACAACATCATTTAGGTTTATTTCACCAGATGTTTTTAGTGTTGCTGATGCGGCACCATTAGTGGCATCAATCTGTCCAGATGAAGCAAGAGTTACACTGGCTGTATCATTGCTTAAAGCAATTTCACCATTTGGGGATAGTGTTGCTTTAGCTTTTTCATTAGTAACTACAACTTTATCAGAGTCTATTGTGTTCGACTCTGTTTGTGTGTAGAAGCAAGGAAGTGCTCCGATGGGATACCAACTAAGAGGTTGCACCATTTCTGGTGCAACAATGTTTTTACCATCTCCAGATAACAAAATGGCTGTATCTCTGTCAGCCATGAATACAATAACCTTATCACCATTTTTGATTGGGAATGTTATTTTTGCTTTACCACTATTACCTGAAAGTGTTATAATTGGAACATCTTCTAGTAATGGTTCTTCATAGATTTTTGTTCCAAACTTATTAGTCTTTATTAATGGTTTGGCTGAACAAGTCCCTTTTGCATAATCTACTTTAGTTACAACACATGGGACTGTTGTATGAATTTCATAAAGAATATCATTTATAAAACTTCTAAGTAGACTAGATATTCTACTGTTATCATTTACAGACGCCATGTGTTAAACCTCTTTTATTATTTAATAATTATGCTTACTGTTTAACAAACAGATTGAAATATACCTATAGCCATTATAGCATAAAATAACTTATTTATCAATAGTTTTGTCAACGTGGTTGTGTTTATTTGTGGAATACATAATTAACCAGTAGATCTTCCCATTTCAATCCATACAGAATCCTTACGCATAAGTGTCAGAGACCCTTAAGTGTCAGAGACCCTTTATTGGTTGTAGGTGTAAAATCTAAACCACCAGAAAGGAATATGTTAGCATTAGATTGTATTGTTGTATTTGTATTTGAGAATGTTACATACAAAATACTATGTTCCATCACTAACTGACCCCATGTCGTGGATGGGCCTGTTATATTTGTTACTGTTGTTGCTATACTGTTGTTGAAGTTAACATGCTTCGCAAATCTACCATTAGATCCAGAGTAAATTGATGGTGTAGCACTATTGTTTGAAATAGAGGCATAACCATTATTATTACCAATACCTATTGCCCCGGATGTATCATCAACATTAGTTAAGAAATTTTGGTTATATGTAGCATCTTGAACAAGTGTCCTTGATAGTGCCCCACCTGTAAGAATTTTTACACCAATACCGTTTGCCTGTCCGTAAGTAGTGACTGTTCTAAACAAAGGTCTGCGTATAAATGTATTAAGCGCACCAGCTGGGACGTTTACATAGAAGCCAGAGTTGCTATTGTTTAGCACAGGAGTGTCAAACTCCACACCGTCAGCGTCCTCAATGCAAACCTGATACTCATCTGATGACCCATCAATCTTTCCGTTATTTGTAAGGTAACATGAAATAAATTTGTTTGAACGCGGCAGGTCGTTAGCTGTTACTGGGTCGTTACGATCTACAAATATTCCGTTTTTGTATGCTCCCTCTGATTGCCACCCAATAAACACGCAAGCATATGCCCCACCTCCAAGGATTAGGTTATGATGCTCTGCCTGTGATGCTTGTCCCCCAATGAATACCAATGGAGCAAATGTGCCTCTGTCCACTGCTTTTCTGCCAATCTCGATATTCCTACCGAATTTATATACGTTAACATTGGTATATACCTTCATATTGTTCTGACCATCAGCAATCGGATTACCAAGATAAGAATTTGTTGAAGATGTAATGTTTAGACCAGTCCCTGTCCACCCAATTGGGGTTACTGAGTTTGCGTCGCCACGGATTAATATATTATCCCATGTTGTTTCCCATGTTGTTGCTTCAGTAACACCATTACCTGTTGGATTTCTTCCTCGTATAATCATGTTGCTGAAACTTAATTGACCATTGGATCCTTCAATCATTAATACGTCAGTTGTT